ATGGCCAGAACGACCCGGTCTTCCGGTGATGGTGTCTTCGCGGTCCTCCCGCTGCGCGACATCGTCGTCTTCCCGCACATGATCGTGCCGCTGTTTGTGGGGCGCGAGAAGTCCATCAAGGCGCTGGAAGAAGTGATGGGGGCCGAAAAGCAGATCCTGCTTGCGACCCAGAAGAATGCCTCCGACGACGATCCGGCCCCGGACGCGATCTTCGACATCGGCACGCTCGCCAATGTGCTGCAACTGCTGAAACTTCCGGACGGCACCGTGAAGGTGCTGGTCGAGGGAACGTCACGTGCGAAGGTCACCGCCTTCACCGACCGCGCCGACTATCACGAGGCGCGCGCCGAGCTGCTCAAGGAGCCGGCCGAGGACGAGGTCGAGATCGAGGCACTGGCGCGTTCGGTCGTCTCGGACTTCGAGAACTACGTCAAGCTGAACAAGAAAATCTCGCCTGAGGTGGTGGGCGCGGCCGGCCAGATCGACGACTATTCCAAGCTCGCCGATACCGTCGCCTCGCATCTCGCCATCAAGATCCCCGAGAAGCAGGAGATGCTTGCCACCCTCTCCGTCAAGGAGCGGCTGGAGAAGGCCATGGGCTTCATGGAAGCCGAGATCTCCGTGCTGCAGGTGGAGAAGCGCATCCGCAGCAGAGTCAAGCGCCAGATGGAGAAGACGCAGCGCGAATATTACCTCAACGAGCAGATGAAGGCGATCCAGAAGGAGCTCGGCGAGGGCGAGGACGGCCGCGACGAGGCCGCCGAGATCGAGGAGCGCATCAAGAAGACGAAGCTCTCCAAGGAAGCGCGCGAGAAGGCGGAAGCGGAGCTGAAGAAGCTGCGCACCATGTCGCCGATGTCGGCCGAAGCCACCGTCGTGCGCAACTATCTCGACTGGCTGCTGTCGATACCGTGGGGCAAGAACTCCAAGGTGAAGCAGGATCTGAGCTTCGCCCAGGACGTGCTCGACACCGATCATTACGGCCTCGACAAGGTGAAGGACCGCATCGTCGAATATCTCGCGGTGCAGAGCCGGCAGAAGAAGCTCAAAGGCCCGATCCTCTGCCTCGTCGGCCCTCCCGGCGTGGGCAAGACCTCGCTCGGCAAGTCGATCGCCAAGGCTACCGGCCGCGAGTTCGTGCGCATGGCGCTCGGCGGCGTGCGTGACGAGGCCGAGATCCGCGGTCACCGCCGCACCTATATCGGCTCCATGCCCGGCAAGGTCGTGCAGTCGATGAAGAAGGCGAAGAAGTCCAACCCGCTCTTCCTGCTCGACGAGATCGACAAGATGGGCATGGATTTCCGCGGCGACCCGTCATCGGCGCTGCTCGAGGTGCTCGACCCCGAACAGAACTCGACGTTCATGGACCACTATCTGGAGGTCGAATACGACCTTTCGAGCGTGATGTTCGTGACCACGGCGAACACGCTGAACATCCCGCCGGCGCTGATGGATCGCATGGAGATCATCCGCATCGCCGGTTATACCGAGGACGAGAAGGTGGAGATCGCCAAGCGGCATCTCATGCCGAAGGTGGTCCGCGACCACGCGCTGCAGCCAAAGGAGTTTTCCGTCGGCGAGGATGCGATCCGCGCCATCATCCAGACCTACACCCGCGAAGCCGGCGTGCGCAGCCTGGAGCGCGAGCTGATGAAGCTCGGGCGCAAGGCCGTTACCGAGATCCTGCGCTCGAAGGAGAGCAAGAAGACGGTGGCGATCACGCCGGAGAACCTCTCCGACTATCTCGGCGTGCCGCGCTTCCGCTACGGCCGCGCCGAGGACGACGACCAGGTGGGCGTGGTGACGGGCCTAGCGTGGACGGAGGTCGGCGGCGAGCTGCTCACCATCGAAGGCGTCATGATGCCCGGCAAGGGCCGCATGACCGTAACCGGCAATCTGCGTGACGTGATGAAGGAATCGATCTCGGCGGCGGCATCGTATGTCCGTAGCAGGGCCATCGATTTCGGCATCGAGCCGCCGCTCTTCGACAAGCGCGACATCCACGTGCACGTGCCTGAGGGCGCGACGCCGAAGGATGGCCCGTCGGCGGGCGTGGCGATGGCCACGGCGATCGTTTCCGTGCTCACCGGCATTCCGGTGCGCGCCGACATCGCGATGACCGGCGAGATCACGCTGCGCGGCCGCGTGCTGCCGATCGGCGGCCTCAAGGAGAAGCTGCTCGCGGCGCTGCGCGGCGGGCTGAAGAAGGTCCTGATCCCGGAAGAAAACGTCAAGGACCTGGCGGAGATTCCGGACAATGTGAAGAGCGGGCTCGAAATCGTGCCGGTCTCGCGCATTGGCGAGGTGCTTTCGCACGCGCTGGTGCGCATGCCGACCCCGATCGAGTGGTCCGAGCCGGCGGTGACGGTGCCCGCACCGGTCGATGTAGCCGACGAAACGGCCGGGTCGACCGTGGCACATTAGGAAATTCTTGAGCAAGGAAGTCGAAAGCCGGGCTTGAACGCCCGGCTTTTTTGTGAAAAACCGCAGAAATCCGGGAAAAGTCGGCACTCCGGCCGACTTTGGACCTTGGTTGCGGCAACAGCTTTTCCTAGAGTTCGGGTCCTGCCGGCTGAGTCGAAGTCCCGGTTTTTCTGAGGAAGGGAATCTAGATGAACAAAAATGAGCTCGTGTCAGCCGTCGCTGACGAGGCAAAGCTTTCGAAGAGCGATGCGCAGACTGCAGTGGATGCGGTGTTTGCCGTCATCACCAAGGAGCTGAAGCGGGGCGGGGACGTTCGGCTCGTCGGCTTCGGCAATTTCTCGGTCACGAAGCGTGCGGCCTCCACCGGCCGTAACCCGCAGACGGGCGCTGCCGTGAAGATCCCGGCGCGCAAGGTGCCGAAGTTCTCGGCCGGCAAGGGCCTGAAGGACGCCGTGAACTGATTCTTTTCTCCCACTGCCGGGAGGCGAAAAGCCGGGCTCTTGCCCGGCTTTTTTCGTGTGCGTAGGGCGCGAGGCAGGCAGCAGGGCAGTAGGGCAGTAGGGCAGTAGGGCAGTAGGGCAGTAGGGCGAGGCGGCCTCGGTGTGCCACGCTTCAAATGCAAGCATCCGCCAGACACGCGCGAGGCGCGCGACTGGCTCGCCGGCCGCGACGAGGCGGCAAGGATCATGCGCGAGGAGGATGACGGGAAGCAGCGGCGCGGTGCCCGATCCCCGCCGGAAGCGGCAATTTCCGCGCAGCTGTGCAATCAGGCGGGCAGGACGCCTATGCCGCCCGCCGCATCCACAGGCGTTCGCCAAAGCGGCGGAAGTAGCGGGCGAAGGTGGCAGCTTCCTGCATTGCCGGAAGCCTATGCGGCGCGGCCGACCAGTGGCGGCGGCGACAGCGGTCGATTTCCCGCCGGATCAGCCGGCGGAACTCGTCGACCGCATCCTCGGCTGACAGCGCAAGGCCGCCATCGAGGAAGGCGAAGTAAGGCGAGCGGCTGAAGGTCGCCGGGACCTCGATCGCCTCGTCGATGCGCTCGACGAGACGCGCGCGACGCGCTGCCAACCATGCGGCCTGCGCGCGATCCGCGACGGCCTCGAAGGCGATGACCCGGCTGTCCGGCGGCGTCGTTGTCGTACCCCAGGCCTTGCGGTTCTGGGTGGCGGCCAGCGCCCGGAAATCGCGGTCGGTTTGTCGGGGCATTCGAGTGTGGATTCGTCCGATATACGCATCGAGCGTATATGCAAATTGCGTATATAGTCAACGCAGGAAAACGCATTTTGCGTTTGTTTTTTGGGTCATGCGACCCTGATTGGCTTCGGCGCCGCCCCCTCTCGAGCAATCCTAAGCCTGGCTTCGCCAAGCAAAGGATTGCTGCCTCGCGGCAAGGGGGAGATAGGGCGGCGCTGCTATCTGGGGACCATGCGCTTGACCTTGGCGGCCCAGGCGATCTCGACGTCGAGGATGGGGGCTTCGGTGTTCGAGATGAGGTGAAAGAGGCCCGGCACTTTGGAACGCTGGACCTGTTTCACCAGCACGCGGTCATCGTTCAGGCCGACGACGCAGAGCCGCCCGATCATGTCGGGCGTCACCGGCGAGCGGACCTCATCATAGAACACCAGCCACTGGTTGAACACCGCCCCCAGGCTGTCGCCGCGGATTTCCACCGCCACCGTGTCGGGTGTGGAATCCTCCGGCGCCGGCACGGTCTCGAAGGGGCCCTGGCCTTCGCCGAAGTAATTTGCCGCAGCGCCGGCGCCGACAAAACCCAGCACCGGCACCTCGCGCGGCTCCACCGGCGCCTGGCCGCGGCCGGTGAGCAGCCAGTCGGTCGACACCTTGAACTTGCGGGCATACTGCATCAACTGCTCGCGCTTCGGCCCGCGGCTGCCGTTCTCATGGCCAGCATAGGTCGAATAAGAGAGCCCGAGCGTGTCGGCAGCCTCGCGGGCGCTGTCGTAACCCGCAGCTTCGCGCGCCTGTCTCAGCCTGTCAGCAACTGTCACCATGCCACGCATTTTGCATAGATATCCTACGCAAAAGGCGTTGACAATGAGTTACGCAAAAAGCATAACAAGTGCATGGTCAGTTCAACGAACATTGCGCCAAAGAATTCCGCCGCCGCCCCCTCCGGCGCGCGGACAGGCCGGCACTGCCTGCCCCTCCTCCCCGGGCAGTGCCGGCCGCTTTCTTCGGCACCGCGCACGGGGGAGCGGGCATGAAGAGATTTCCCGTGCAACTCACCAAACTCATCTCCGGCACGGTTCGCGCCAGCGACCCGAATACGGGCGACTGGGCGGAGGCCGAGACAGCCGCGGAGGCGCTCGCAGAGCTTCGCCGCCGGCAAAGCGCACGAGCAGCCGCATGAGCCTGGTCGCGCTGGAAGAAGAGGCGCGGGAGCTGATCCGTGCGCGACCTGGCTTCGCGATCCTCATCGCCGAGCTTCTTGCTGATCCGGGGAAGATGCCGCGGGCCGGGCTGACGCGGCGCGAAAGCGAGGCGCTGAGCTTCATCAGGGCCTATGGCGCGGCAAGAGAGGGGATGTCGCCGAGCTATGCGGAGATAGCGTCCGCCATCGGCCTGAGGGCGAAGAGCGGCGTGCACCGGATCGTCACGAGGCTCGAGGAGCGCGGGCATCTCAGGCGGCTCGCGGGGCAGGCGCGTTCGCTGGCGGTGAAGAACGGGTAGGCCCGCGACCCGTGAGCGCGGGCGAACGAAAGCGACGCGGGAATGAAGCGCGGGGCGTTCCTTCCAACACCCCTCAACCGTCTCGGCGCGCAAGCGCGTCGATCCACCTTTTCCCACGAGGGGAGAAGGAAGGCCGCGATCACTCCAAACAAGGATGCCAAACCATGCGCAATGACGATTTCGACGACATGCGGGAGATCGACCGGTGGCTGCTGAAGCTGCTGGCCGCGATCGTGGTCATTGTCGGGCTCGGGCTGATCTGGTCGGAGGCCAGGGCGCATGACTGGTTTCCGCCGAACTGCTGCTCGGGTTTCGACTGCAAGGTCATCCCGCAAAGCCAGGTCAAGGCGAGCCGAAACGGTTTCGTCATTCCCGGCAATCCGGAGGTGGTGCCGTACAGCTCGCCGAAGATCAGGCAGACACCGCCCGAAGGCGGCGGCAATTTCGCGCTCTGCACCAAGGGCGGGAAGCCGGACGGCGCGGTGATCTGTCTCTACATCCCGACCTGGGGGAGCTAGATGCAGCTTGCCTTCGCGCCCCGTGCAAAACTCGTAGCCTTCTTCGAGGAAGGCTGGCGGCTGATCCCGGGCCATGATTACCGCGCGGCCGACTGGGCGATCCTCGTCTTCCTGCCGCACGACCGGCGTGCGGCGCCGGCGGAACTGATGCAGCGCTGGGCGCGCCGCTTCCAGCGTCCGCGCCGTGCCCCGATCAGCAACAAAAGTGCTGCCGCCAGAGACAAACGCTGCGTGCTCAAACCGGTGCCTTGAGGGGAGAAGTCCATGAGCTGGTATGCAGTCAAAACTGCGCCGGGGGCGCAGCTCGCGCAGCGCGAGTATCAGGTCGAGACGACCCGCAGCGTCAAGGGCTATCGCATCGTGCCCTCGCTCAACCCGCACGTCTCGGCGGTCGAGCGCGCACTGAAGGACAATGGCTTCATCTTCTATATGCCGGCGGAGAAGCGACTGGTGCGCGACCGCCGCCGCACCGACCTCTGGAAGGTCAGGCGCTTCGCTTTGATGGTCGGCTACCTGTTCGTGAAAGACCCGCACGACTGGCTGTTGCTCGAGGAGACGCCGGGAGTCGCCGGCGTGCTCCGCTCGGCCGAGGGTCGACCGCTCGAGGTGGCTCTCGAGGACGTCCTGGTGGTGCGGGCGGCGGAAGCCCAGGCCGAGGTGGAGTTCGATCGCGCCTCGCGCGCGGCGCGGCAGAAGCTGCGGCAGAAAGCGAAGACCGATGCGCGGCTTCAGGCGCTGGTCGAGAAGCTCGATATTGCGGGATTGGTTACCGTCCTCGAAGGGTAGGCGGTTGGCTGCAGGGCGCAGGGCGGTAGAATTTCCTGCGCTGCGGGATTTCGTGCGGTTGCGCCTATTTTTGCCGCGGCTCCGGGAGGTGCTGGCCGGCCGTGACCAGGCGGCCGGCACGCTGCTGCATGACGGCCTCGGCGAGGCTGCGCGCGACGTTGCGAACCTCCTCTTGCATCTCGGTGTCGACGTCGAGCTCTTCATGGCTGGTGGCATACGGCTTCCAATAGCCGATGTAGCGATCGAGCTCGGCGAGTGGTCCCGCGGGCACAAGCCGCATGAAACGCAGCCAGTCGGAGACCGAGCGGCGTGCGTTTTCGGCACCTTCGACGTCGCCATGCACAGCCACGGCGAAGAGGCGGCCGGCGAGATGGCGCGGATAGTCCCAGCCGTCGAGCTCGATCTTCTTTGCCCTGGCCGCGTCCTTGCCCTGCGTCAGCGTCGGGTCGGGATTGCCGCCGTCGGCGCACACCATGCGGTCCATCATCAGCTTCAGCGGCGAGGACACGTGATACCAGTTCACCGGGCTGATGATCATGATGCCGTGCGCCGCCACCCATAGCGGATAGATCTCGTTCATCCAGTCCTGCGTCTGGCCGAGCGCGTGGTTCGGGTAGCAGGAGCAGGGCCAGTGGCAGAGCGGCGCGGCAGTCGAGAAGCACGCCTTGCAGGGGTGAATGTTGCGTCCGTACTCCGAGGCCAGTCGCGACAGGTCGAGAAGGTCGACGGCAAGGCCGGCGTCTTCGAACGCCTTCTCAGAAAGCTGCGCGAGCCGGTAGCTTTTCGACATCTCGCCAGGGCAGGTGTGCTCGCTGCGCGAGGAGCCGTTGATGAGAAGGACGCGCGGGACCTGGGCAGTGTCGTCGTGGTGCTTTTGAGCTTCAGCAATCGCTTGCCGGGCGGCCAGCCAGTCGGCCGACAGATCATAGCCGGGATCGGCGAACCCGGCGCCGGCCTTGCGGGTGATCGGCGACTTGCGGGATTCGGCGTAAGCCTGCCAGGCGATATCCGCGATCCTGCCCAGCGCCTCCCGGTGCGGCTCGAAGGCGGGGTCGACGAATTGCTCGGCATAGCGGCGCTTGAACTCGACTTCCGAAAGTTTTGGGCTGGGCATGCCCTTGCGTGGTTTCATCGCGATCCGTTTCATGCTCGTTGCCGCGGACGTAACGTGCCGGCGCGCACGAGGTTCACTGTCGTCAGGCGCAGCCCAAGGCCGCGCGGCGGTGGAACTTCGATCCGGAACAGGAGTTGCTATGGCAGCCGGCCAGGCGGGCCGGAGCATTTTCGGAGCAGCACAAATGGGTTGGCTGGTCGCCGCGCTCGTCGGCGCCATTATCGGCGCCTTGGCCGAAGTCTCCATACGGAGCAGCTTCGGTGCCTTGGGAAACGTGCTGGCCGGCATAACCGGCGCAGTGGTCGGCAACGCCGCAATCCTCTATCTGGGGTCCCATCTCGGCGACGATGTGAGCTTCGCACTCGCGGCAATCGTGGGCGCGCCCATACTGATCGGTGTGACGCGGATGCTGCGTTCGCAACCCACGATCCTGGGCTAGGGATGCATGCGAATTTTTTCTTCGGCGCAATGAAGATTGTTGCGAATTGCCGCTTGACACTGAGACTGATATAGGAATAAATACCTACACAAGGGTGAACGGCACAACACTGCCGGTTTTTGAGGCGACGGGGATTCGTCCCGGCTTCCAGCGAGGTCATCACCGCCTCGCGTTTGGGCTCCTATCGCCCGGATTGGCGAACAGGCTCGCGCAGGCGGGGCTTTTTTGCCGACGTGTTGCCGGTCGGCAAAGCCCCTCGGTTCGACATTTTTGCTCAGAGGCTACATGCCGCCCAAGAAAATCGAGCGGCGCCCCTTCGTGCGTTATTCGCCCGAGACCGCAGCGAAAATCTGCGCAGGGCTGGCCGATGGCCGCAAGCTGCGCTCGATCTGCGCCGATGACGGGATGCCGGCGGAAGCAACAGTGTTTCGCTGGCTGGCGGTTTACCCCGATTTCCGCACGCTCTACGACGACGCCCGCAGAGGCAATGGCGGGACTCGCTATTCACCTCAGCTCGGCGCCGCAATCTGCGAAGCGCTCGCCGAGGGCCGCAGCCTGCGGTCGATCTGCGCCGACGAAGAAATGCCGGGCAGATCGACCGTCTTTCGCTGGCTGGATGAGCACGCCGAGTTCCGCGTACTCTATGCGCGGGCCCGCGCGGTGCAGGCGGAAACGTTTTTCGACGAGACTATCGAGATCGCGGATGACGCGCGCAACGACTGGATGGAGCGCCGTACGCAGAAAGACGCCAGCTGGGTCGCCAATGGCGAGAACATCCAGCGCTCGAAGCTGCGCATCGATACGCGCAAATGGGTCGTCGCGAAGCTCAGCCCGAAAAAGTATGGCGACAAGGTCGAGCTGGCGGAGACTGCCGACGTGCCGGTGGTCAAGGTTGTTCGGGAGATTGTGAAGGCGGGGAGGAAGAAGGGGGTTAGAGCAGTAGAGCGATAGGAATTGGTTCTCGCACCTTCGGTCTCATTCTCGATAACCTTGCGGTTTTCTTCTTCCAATGAAGGGGTTATGTATCAAGAAAATGGTTGATAAGTATACATCGTGCCGTCTCTCAGACGGCGATGTCCTTATTCGGGCGCTGATCGCGGATGACCGATTCCCGCAGCTTGTCTACCACCTTAAGCATGTGCGCGCCACGGACGTCGACTTTTTCGGAGCCGATCATGGCCACCTGCGCGGCGTATTCGAAAGCTTCTTCGAAGACTGCCATGTCGGTTCCGCGCTTGGCGAGGGCATTCATCAGACCGACAAGTAAGGCCTGAACGGCAAGACCTGAGCCGGCGAGATAGAGAATATCGACCTGTGTGCTGTCCTCTGACATGGTCCCGCTCCCCAAAGGATAGGGAGCTATCATGGCAGTGCTGGTTTGGGGGAAGTCTAGTCGCAGGCTACTGGTTGGTAGAGCTGCATATCTATCACCAACGCGTCTCCGACGAAAATGTAGGGGTGCATGTTGCCAGCCTCGTCGGTGGCGACCCTGGTCGAGATACCGGTCCCAGCCGAACCAGTCGTCAGCGTTGTTTCGTTGGCGCCACGGGTCCAGCGAAAGCCGCCATCGATTTCAACGATCTTCCAATTCGGGTCGTCGACAAATTCGTAACAGCTCTTATCAGCCAAGGCCGGCGTAGCCGACAGCAGCAGAGCGAGCAGCGTCTTCATTTCACGTTCGTTCCTTCTGGAAGGGAATATCGGATGCCGTCTCTCACCCCACAAGAGCGCCTCGATTTGGCGCTGACCATCGCCGGCGAGATCGACCCTCGGCTTACCCCGTATGGGACGCCGGAATCCGCGCAAGAGATTGCGGCTATTCTGGGGACGATCGACAACCGGCGAACCTTGGGGGTGTTCAAGTACGGCACGTTCTCGGATGTCGTGAAGGCCCCCAAGCAGTATTCGACTTGGAACAACGCCGACAGCAGACGCATCGCGCGTGAGAACTACCAAAACTTCAAGGAGCACATCGACAAAGCAATCGAAGCGTACGCTGGCGGCTATTTGAAATCTCCAGCGCCTGGTGCGACGCACTATTGGGCGCCGCGTGCAATGGAAGCGATGACTGGCAGTCCAAATCCCTACTGGGCACCTGATCTCGTCAAGCCATGGACGTCCGTAGGCGCACACATCTTCGGCGCGTATCCAGGTACCCCGGAAAAGCTGGCGGTGGCGCGCGACTGGATGCGCAGCCCGCCGGTTCCAATGATGAACCCGGCTACCTTAGAAAGCATTGGCGTTCCTAGGAGCTGGTCGGAGTACGCAGCGTCGCGGATGTCGGCGCCGAGAGACCCGGTAAGCGACGGCCGCTCCATCGCCGAAATGCAACAAGACCGGCTCACGATGGGGCTCGGTGGCGTGCTTGGCCTCGACGGACGCTTGGTCGGGCCGTCGCCGTTGGCGCCGGCCCCCGTCGGCCCCGTCGAGCGATACCCACTTCCGCTGCCGGCGCCGGTCGAGGACAGGGCCTCGCCTCTCGCGGCGTCTCCCATCCTGCATGTCACGCGCAGCCCCCTCCCAGCCGCTCGGGGGAAGCCGACCAACCGTCCATCGCGCGAGCTTGGCGCAATGCGACCCGCCGCGGCGAAAGCGTCCGATACCGACCTTGACAAGCTAAGGGCCGCCTATGCGCAGCTGGCGGCTACACGCATGGCAGGCCTGCTGATGCAAATGGCGCCGGTCGCTGCGCCGAAGGCAACGCCGGCTGCGCCGGCAGGCGAGCGTTTGATCCGCAAAAAGCCGGTCGCTAACCCGATCTCTGTAGGCCGGCCCGCCAGTGGGCTGGGTGGCAGCTTTTCAGGCGGCGCTGGCGGGCTCGGCGGCGGACCGACCGGCGGCGGTATGGGCGGGCTCGGCCAGAACTACGGGGGGTTGTGAGGGCGGCAGGGCAATAGGCGCTCGCTTTGCCGTGGTACAGTCTGCGGGCGTGCCCCAGGCCAGCTCAGCGCCGCCCCCTGCCATGGAAGCGTTTCAGAAAGCTGGTTTATTTCAGTCACATAGCTTGTTCAAACGTGCATCTTCCATGGCGCTAGCGGCCGGCGGTGTGTCTTCGAAGAGAGGATGGCACCGGCGCCGCGCCAAGTTCCAAGACCTCGGCGCCGCCCCTCATCCGCCTGCCGGCACCTTCTCCCCGTATAGAGACGGGGAGAAGACGGCCAACCGGCAACCTCTTCACCAACCAGCATCGCAGCATTGCTTGACGACGGCACGCCGGTGATTGGCGAAAGCCGAGATGACAGCCTCCTTCTCCCCGTCTCTATACGGGGAGAAGTGCCGGCAGGCGATGAGGGGCGGCGCCGAGGCTTCAGAGCAAGGCTTCGCGGACAGCTGCGCCAGATAGCTGATTGGCACTTTCATCAACGATGGCGCCCGCGCCGGGCGGTGTGTCTCTCAAGCAATTCCAAGGCTTGGCGAAAGACCAAGCCGAAAATTGCTATCTCTCCCGCCAGCCAGGGGAGAGATGGGCGCGCTTCCTCGGCGGCGCGGTTTCGTCCTGACGCCTCCGATTCGACGGCTCAGCCGAGGTGCCGCTTGCAGGGTCGCAGTCTGAAAATTCCGACGGCGGAGATTTTTTCGCCGCTGCTCGAGCCGGCGCGCGACAAGGGGGCGTTCGGCGGGCGCGGGTCGGGGAAATCGCACTTCTTCGCGGGGCTGCTGATCGAGGACAGCCTGACGGAAAAAGGGCTGCTTTCGGCCTGTATCCGTGAGGTGCAGAAATCGCTGAAAGATTCGGCGAAGCGGCTGATCGAAGCGAAGCTCGCACAGTATGGCCTCGGCGAGGCCGATGGCTTCAAGGTTTTTCGCGATGTGATCGAGACGCCGGGCGACGGCGTTATCATCTTCCAAGGCATGCAGGACCACACGGCGGAATCGATCAAGTCGCTCGAAGGCTTCCGCCGCGCCTGGGTCGAGGAAGCGCAGACGCTTTCGGCCAGCTCGATCGGGCTCTTGAGGCCGACGATCCGCATGCCCGGCTCAGAACTCTGGTGGAGCTGGAACCCGCGCCGCAAGGCCGATCCGGTCGACCGCATGCTGCGGGGAGCGAACCGGCCGACGGGTGCTCAAATCGTGCGCGCCAACTGGTCGGACAATCCATGGTTTCCGGACGTGCTCGAGCAGGAGCGGCGCGACTGCCTGCGGCTCACGCCGGAACAATATGATCACATCTGGGAAGGCGGGTACGCGGCCGTGCTGTCAGGCGCATATTACGCGGCGTGCCTCGCCGACGCGAAACTGGAAGGGCGAATCGGCAAAGTTGCGCGCGACCCGCTGATGCCGCTCAAGGCTTTCTGGGACATCGGCGTCGCCGACGCGACCTCGATCTGGGTGGCTCAGTTCGTCGGCCGTGCCGTGCTGGTGCTCGACTATTACGAGGCGGTCCACCAGCCGCTTGCAAGCCATCTGCAATGGCTGCGCGGCACGGGCTATGGCGGCGCCACCTGCGTGCTGCCGCATGACGGCGCCAGGGAAGATGCCGTCAGCGCCATCCGCTTCGAGGATCATATCCGCTCGGCTGGCTTCGAGGTCGAGACGGTGGCGAACCAGGGCAAGGGCGCGGCGCAAAAACGCATCGAGGCAGCGCGCCGGCTGTTCCCGTCGATCTGGTTCAACGAGGCAACGACCGAGGCGGGCCGTGATGCGCTTGGCTTCTATCACGAGAAGATCGACGACGCGCGGAACGTCGGGCTCGGGCCTGAACACGATTGGGCGAGCCATGCCAGCGATGCGTTCGGGCTGATGTGCGTAGCCTACGAAGCGCCGGCCGGTCGGCCCGAGAGCGATTCGACAGATCAAACATGGGTGGCCTGAATCATGGGTGGCTTGGCAAATGGGCACATGGAACGGCTGTCGACGCGTGAACTCGTGGCGCTTCAGAATTCCGCTGGCGCAATCCTCGCGGTCAAAAATCCTGAGCAACTCAGGTCGCGCTACGCGGTTTTCGATCCTTCAAAGATCGAGTCCCGCAATCTGCTTGCATCGCTGGCGGCCGTGGGCGGGGTCTCGCTGGTCCTGGACGACGAGGAGGAGCAGCAGCGAGTCCATCAGGTTGGCTCCGTGTCGCCGGGAGGCGGCGCATCTGACGATTGATCATGTGGGCTCGACGAAACGAGCCGAAGCTGCCGGCCATTGGGTCGGGGCGGCGGCGACCCCCCCGCCGTTCGAGCCGTGTGTTCCCACCACTGAAGCGGCACCGGCTGAATTCTCTGTCGCAGGAGTTCCCTCTCAGCTGGAGACGGCGAACAATTCTCCAAGCTCAGCGGAAAAGGAAGTCGCAGATAGCGCGGTGTTTTTTTCGAGACAGCAGAGCGCGATCGATCTGGACGACGCGGAGTCGAAGCATCAGATTTTCGCGGCATTGCGATTCTTTCGAAGCGTTATGACGTTGTAATTATTACGAATTTGCCAACAAAAAAGCAAGCGAATCGTACTGAAGGAGACCTCAGGCCGCGGTTCGCAGCCCACGATTACTCGCGGTCAATTCGCGCGCGCTGCACGCGCAACTGGCTGCCATTGCCGCGTCTGAGCAGCCGTCCACGAGACAAACGGGAATCATGAAATGTCAGAGCAGGGTATCCGGGAGGAGGAGCTGAAGGCGCTGCTCGCCTCCGAGATCGGCGCAGCGTTGATGGACGACGCGCACGAGCTTTCGGAGCGCCGGGCGAAGGCGCTCGAATATTATCGCGGCGAGATGAGCGACACGCCGGCGATGGTGAACCGCTCCTCGATCGTGTCGCGCGATGTGGCCGACACGATCGGCTGGATGCTGCCCGGCATCATCCGTGTCTATGCCGCGTCGGACCGCATGGCCGAATACGAGCCGGTTCAGCCGGGCGACGAGGGTTTTGCCAGACAGGCGACCGACTACATCAACCACATCTTCTGGAAGGACAATCAAGGCTACCGCATTCTCTGGGATGCGACGCATGACAGCCTGCTGATGGGCAACGGCATCGTCAAACATTTCTGGGACGATGCGGAGGAGTGTTTTTACGACGAGTTCTCCGGGCTGACGGCGGCGCAGGTCGCGCTGCTGGTTGATGACGGCTGTGAGATCGCCGCTTCGAAGGAGGGCGTGCCGCAGCGGCTCCTTTTGCCGGAAGGCGTGGTCGTGCAGCCGACTTTCGACGTCAAGACCAAGCGGGTCGTGTCGCGCGGGCGGCTGAGGCTCGAATGCGTCGAGCCGGAGAATTTCCTGATCGATCGGCAGGCGCGCTCGATCGAGGAGGCGCGCTTTTGCGCGCATCGCGACGAGAAGAGTCGCTCCGAACTGATCGAGATGGGATTTGCGCGTGATGTAGTCGATGCATTGCCGGCGGATGGAGGCTCGGCCTGGTCGGAAGAAAGCCTTGCGCGCGACGAAGCTTCCGATGGGCTCGCCGATGTCGGCCATGAAGCGACGCGGCTGGTCGAGATCTTCGAGTGTTATGTGAAGGCCGACGTCGACGGCGACGGGGTCGCGGAAACGATACGCGCCTATTATGCCGGCAAGGCCGGCGCGGGCGAGCTGCTCGACTGGGAGGTGTGGGAAGACGACATTCCCTTCTCCGACATTCCGTGCGAGCCGGTGCCGCACCGCTGGGACGCGCGCTCGATCGCCGACGAGACCATGGACGTGCAGCGGGTGAAGACCGTGCTGTCGCGCCAGATGCTCGACAATCTCTATGCCTCCAATCTGCCGATGTCGGAGGCCGAGCAGGGGGCGGTGGTCAATCCGGAAATGCTGACGGCGCCGAAATTCGGCGGCGTGATCTGGCGCCGCAAGGGACTGCCCGGGCCGGCGGTGTCATGGCAGACGGTGCCGTTCGTGGCCGACAAGGTGCTGGTGGCGCTCCAGCATTTCGACCAGGTGATCGAGAAGCGCACCGGCATCTCGCGCGCCACCATGGCGCTCGATCCTGAGGCGCTGCAGAACCAAACGGCGACCGCTGCACAGAACCAGCGGGATGCCGCCTATTCGCAGATCGAGCTCGTCGCCCGCAACCAGGCCGAGCTCGGCTGGCGCCGTGTCTTCCGGCAGATGCTGAAGCTGATCGTGAAACACCAGGACCGGCCGCGCACGATCCGCTTGCGTGACCAATGGGTAGAGATGGACCCGCGCGCCTGGAATGCCGGCATGGACGTGACGATCAATGTCGGCTTGGGCACCGGCAGCCGCGACCGCGACATGGCGATGATCAACAACATCATGAGCGTGCAGGCCGCGATCACGCAGAAGCTGGCGGAGGCCGGGTTTGCCGAAGAAGCGATCGGGATGATCCCGCGGATCGCGCTGTCTGCGACGCGGCTGGCGGAGAGCGCCGGCGTGCGGAACCCGGACAGCTATTTTCCGCAGTTTTCGACCGATGCGATTGCGCGAATGCAGCAGGCGGCGCGGGCAAACGCCGGCGCGCCGGACGGGCGGATCGAGGCGGAGCGGCAGAAGGTTTCCGCAGAGGCCGGGATTGCGATGCGGAAAGCCGAGATCGAGGCCGGGCTGCGGCGGGAGCGGATGCTGTTCGAGCAGAATTTGCGGCGGGAGCAGATGGCGGGTGAATTGGCGCTCAAACGCGAGCAACTGGCGGCAGAACTGGCGCTGAAGGAGAGGCTGGCGCTGGAAGAGATGGCGATGCGGATGGGGTCGACGTCAGGGGTGCATGTGGGTGGGGAGCCGGGGTGAGGGAGCGAGCAGGCAACAGGCCGGCCGCTCGCGGAATATTCCCCGCTACTCGTGGCCCAGCTCCGGAAGGTGCGAAAATAGCGGCTGATCAGGCTGCGTCTCCTGTCCGGACAGGTGCCGCAGATCCGGGTCTACCGGGTGGACACGGGCGTTTGGGGGCGCCTGCTGTCGGCTGGGCATCATAGCGATCTACCCGCTCGAACATCCGCTTTATGGCATCGCGCCGCTCGTCCGGGCTCATTTGATGCCCGCGGGCTTCAGATCACGATATTCAGGCGTCGCGATACCGGCTGGGCAACACTTGCTGTCTCTCCCGCCCCCTCGACAGGCTCAGCGGGAAGATAGCAGGCCACGATGGCGCCGCCGGTTTCGGCTCAGCCTGGAGGATACTCGATGAGCGATGTTGAAACGCGGGCGTTTGCGGCGAAGCGGCTGCTCGAGGAGCCGCTGCTCGTGCAGGCGTTCGAGACGGTTTCCAGGAATGCGATGAGCGGGCTGGTGACCGTCGATGCCGATAACCGGACGGCGGTGCTCAGGCTGCAGGCCAAGGCGCAGGTGATCGACGAGATCATCTCCGAGCTGGAAGGCGCGATCCTGGCGGCGATGCCGCAGGAACAGCAGGAGGTGCCTTGATGGACGAAGAATACATCCGCGGGTTGGCGAAGTTTCTGAGTGATACCGAAACCCTGCCTCTGTCGATGCGCCGACCTGAGGGCCCTACGGGTTAGGCCCTGTCGAAGGCGTGCCGCTCGGGCCGCGTGGACTCGGGGCTCCCGATACCGGATTGCCGATGGACCGGGCGGCGCGCATGGCGAGGGCGGCACACGCCGGCTATCGGCAAGGCATGCCGATCGCATTCGGTGTCGCTCCGGCCGATGAGCGCGTTGCAAGGGCGGCGATCACGGTGAATGGGCGGCTGTTCACGGGCAGGACCCACTTGGATGCAACGTTGAGAGCCGAGAAAGCGTTCGGGAAGCCTATCGATACAATTGACCCGGAACAGATTTTTGACGGCTTTACCACCACGGCTGGGCGCTTCGTAAGCCGCAGGGAGGCATCCGACATTGCTGAAAGAGGCGGGCAGGGCCAAACAAGCGGAATATTCGGCGCTACTCGTGGTCTAGCTTCGGAAGATGCGACGATGGCGTCTGGTCAGGCTGCGTCTCCTGTCCGGACAGGTGCCACAGATCCGGGTCTACCGGGCGGACACGGCGTTTGGGGGCGCCTCTTATCGGCTGGGCATAATAGCGATCTACCCTCTCAAACATCCGCTTTATGGCATCGCGCCGCTCGTCCGGGCTCATTTGATGCCCGCGGGCTTTCAGATCACGATATTCAGGCGTCTCTGAGAAATGCATGGGAACATGGCCACGATGCTGTGAAGATTGAGAACTATATAAGACCCGGAAGCAAAAGGCCAGAAACGGTTATCGTGGTGCGGGACCAAAATCAGCTTCGCTCGCCATTCGCGGTGTTCGACCCGGCAAAGATCAACTCGCGCGATCTGCTCGCCTCGTTTGCCGCAGCATTCGGCGGGGGCCTTGCCGCTTTCGGCGCCACTCCACCGGCCGTAGACGAAGACCAACAACCGGTCCCGTAACGGACCACCGGCCAACCATCATCTGCAGTCTCTCCCGCCCGCCGCGCGATGGCGATGGCGCTGTTTCTCACAAGCAATTCCAACCCAGCCTGTATCGCGACGGAGACGTCACGGCCGTCATCAACGGCGTTGTCGCGACACTGGCTGCGCAACAATTGCTATCTCTCCCGCCCGCTCGACAGGCTCGGGGGGAAGATAGCCGGCCGCGATGGCGGCGCTGGTTTCGGCTCAGCCTGGGGGACGCCCGATGGCCGGTTTCGCTGCGAGGCGGCTGCTCGATGAGGCGTTGCTCGCGCAGGCGTTGGAGACGGTTTCCAGGAACGCGATGGGCCGGCTGGTGGCGGTCGATGCGGACGACAGGACGGCGGTGCTTAGGATGCAGGCCAAGGCGCAGGTGATAGATGAGATAATCTCCGAGCTGGAAGCGGCGACCCTGGCGGCGATGCCGCAGGAACAGCAGGCGGTTTCGTAGGTGGCGGCGCTCGCTCGCACTTCTCTCCCATAGAGGAAGCTGTCACTGCGGCGCTACCTTGGAGAGTTCGGCGCCGCCCCTCATCCGACCCTTCGGGCCACCTTTCCCCCGTGAACGGGGAGAAGGGAAAGTGGCGCCGGCGCGCTGCCGCACGGGCCCCTTCCAGCCTGCCGGCCATCTCCCCTCGAGATCGGCAGCGGCGCGGGCACATTCAAACGGCCTCGTCGTCTGGGCGAACCGCCGGTCGAAAGTTCAACAACCCAAGAGGCAAACATGACTGATGGCGATCTCCCGCAAGGGACCGCAGGGCCGCTCTCGTTCGATGAGAGCGTGGAGAATATTTCCCATCTCTTCGAAGACCGGGCGACCGATCTCTCCGGAGACGATGAGGGCAAGGCCAAGGGCGACGAACCCGAGGCCGGCGACGCGCGGCTGGAGGATCCGGTCGGCGAGGAAGATGAAGGCGGCTCAGCGGAGCAGTCGGGCGGCTTCGCGGGATTTGACGCGAAGGTGCGCCTCGACGACGGCTCGGTGATCACCGTCGGCGATCTTGCCCGCAACAACCTCTTCCAGCGCGACTACACCCGCAAGACCACCGAGCTGGCGGCCGAACGCGAGACGTTCGAGGCGCAACGGTCCAAGGTCGGGCAATACGCTCAGGCAATGGCGGCCGAGCGGGACTTTTTTCTTCAGGTGGCGCAGCACTTCCTGCCCATGCCTCCCGACCGAAGCCTCATCGAGACCGAGCCGCGGCAATACATGGCGGCGAAGGAGGCTTACGAGGATAGCATGCAACTCATCGCGCAGCTGCAAATGCAGCGGCAGGCCGAGCTCGCCCGCCATGCCGAGGACGTGGCGATCAGGAGCCACGGCCATCGCCAGGGCGAGGCGCAGAGACTCTTCGAGGCGATGCCGGAGCTGAAGCAGCCCGGCGTCTACAAGAAGTTCTGGCAGGATGCGGTCGAGACGATGGCCGATTACGGTTTTTCGGAAGCCGAGCTCAACGACGCTGCCGACCACCGGCTCTACCGCGCCATGAGCGATCTCATCCGGCTGCGGCGGGCGCTGAAACGCGCACCGGACGTACCCGGCGAGATCGAAGGCCGGCCGAGGCTTTTCGGCGGCGGCAAGCGGCAGGACCCGAAGACGAGAATCTCCCGCGAGAAGCAGAGCCTGGCCGAGCGGCAGCGCCGCAGCGGGTCCCTCGAGGACACGATCGCAAGGCTCGAGAACCTCATCTGAAAAACCCAGGAGAATGAAAAGATGGCACAGCTTGCCAATACCTTCGAAACCTACGACGCCGTCGGCAATCGCGAGGACCTGGCCGACACGATCTACAACCAGACGCCGGAGGAAACTCCGTTTCTGTCGCTGATCGGCCGCAAGAGCATCAAATCGGTCCATCCCGAATGGCAGACCGACGCGCTCGCCTCGCCCGACACCGCCAACAACCAGCCGGAAGGCAATGACTGGTCCTTCGACGCAGTCACGCCGACGGCCAGGGTCGGCAATTACGCGCAGATCTCGGAAAAGACCGTGATCGTATCGCGCACCCAGGACGTGACCGACAAGGCCGGCCGCAAGTCCGAACTCGCCTACCAGGTGGCCAAGCGCGGCAGCGAGCTCAAGATCGACATGGAGACGATCCTGCTGTCGAACCAGGCCTCCACTGCCGGCTCCGGCAACGGGGCGTCGAACCGCAAGACCGGCGGTTTTCGCGCCTGGCTCGCCACCAATGACGACATGGGCGCCGGCGGCTCGTCCGGCGGCTTCAACACCGGCACCGGCGTGGTCGACGCGGCGGCCAACGGCACGCAGCGCGCCTTCACCAAGACGATCATGGATCAGGTGATCCTGTCGGCCTACAATGCCGGCGGCTCGCCCAGCACCATCATGCTGTCGCCTTACGTGAAAACGGTGTTCTCGCGCTTCCTCGACGACGCCGACGTCGTTCCGCTGCGCTCCAACCTCAAAGCCAAGGAACAGGCGACGCTCGTCGCTGCCGCCGACGCCTACCTTTCCGATTTCGGGCTGATGACGGTGGTGCCGAACCGGCAGATGGCGCGCGCGGGAGCAGCCATTGCCCGCAACGCCTTCTTCATCGACCCGAAGATGGTGACGGTCGGCATCTTCGACGACATCCAGCTGCACAAGCCGGCCAAGACCGGCGACGCGGAAAAGCGGGTGCTCAATGTCGAGTACACGCTGGTGGTGAAGAACGAGGCCGCGCACGGCGTGGCGGCCGATCTGTTCGGCCTGTCGGCTTCGAGCTGATCGCTCGGCGCTGGCGGCACAACGGCCTCGGCGGCGTTCCCGCGCTTCTCCAAGCCCCTCACCTTACCTCTCCCCGTATGAACGGGGAGAGGGGACGTCATCGTCGAGCCGATCGACAACTAAAGTTCCAGGAGAAACAAAATGGATTTCTATCAACCGATCTCGGTCACCGCGGCGGCGCTCTCGCTGACGAAAAAGGCGCATGCCGGCGTGCCGGTGATCGCCAACCGCGCCGCAGGCATCGCGTTCACGCTGCCGGCAGCGGAAGGCAAGGGCACGGAGTTCGAGGTGATCGTCGGCACGGCGGTGACATCGAACGCCATCACCATCAAAGCGGCGAGCGCCTCCGACATCATGCAGGGCACCGCCTTCGGCGATGACGGCGACGGCGAGCCGGCCAATGGCTGGCCGACTGCAGCCGACACCGACACGATCTCGATGGACGGCTCCACCCAGGGCGGGCTCAAGGGCGACCGCTGGGTGCTGAAGGATATCGCGACCGGCGTGTGGGCCGTGAGCGGCTTCCTGCAGCAGGGCGGCACCGAAGCGACGCCATTCTCGGCGACGGTGTCGTAGGCGGGCGGCGCGCACTGCCGCAAGGCCTGCTCTCTCAAGCAATTCCAAGGACCTGGCTCCGGCCAAGTCCAAGAATAGCTATCTCTCCCGCAAGGGAGAGATAGCTGACCGGCAAAGGATTCAATGATGGCGAAAGACTTGAAGGCCGAAAACAAGATGTTTCCGGTGAAGCTGCTCTACAATTACGCGCCGCAGGGCGAGTATTCGCAGTTGGGCTGGCAGAAGCCGGCGGTCGAGCGGAAGAACGCGGCCGGGCAGACGATCGTGGTCGAGCCGGGCCGCTTCATCGAAGGCGAGACGGCGCCGGCGCCTTATCCGGGCGTCGGTTTTGCCGGCAAGGTGTGGAAAGGCTCGGTCATCGGCCTGCCGCGCGAAGAAGCGATCGCGCTGGTCAATTCCAAGCGCGCCGAACGCGCCGATGCGTTCCCGGCGTGAGCTGCGCGAGACGCGGGATCGGGACGAATCGACAGGTTCATTCCGATCCCGCCCTGCGATGCCTTCCCGGCGTGAGCTGCGCGATGGGGACGGGAGCTGGGAGGTGTTCGAGGTTACGCCCGAATATCGCCGCTCCCGTCTCTGGATCGACGACAAATCCTACGTCCAGCGCACCGAATACCTGGCGGAAGACGCGCTGATCGAAAGCAACCGCCAGGCTTTCGATGCATCGCAGGGGAAACGCTTCGGCGACGGCAGGATCGTCGCCCGCATCCCGCTCAACCTGCTCTACGGCTCGACCAGCGAGATCGCGGCCAAGCTGAAAGAGGGCGACCAGGACCATTTGAAATGGTTCCTGAACGGCGAGGAGGGCCGCCCCTGGCGCAGGTTCCGGGGCAGGCTGTGACGCCGCGCAATGGCGCGCGGCTCGCGACAATCAGGACAGCATGGAGCTGGCTATGCCGATCAGCAGTTACGCCGAGCTGAAGGCCGCGATCCCGGTCTGGTTCATGGATCGCTCCGACCTTGCGCCGCAAGCCGACGATTTCATCGACCTGTTCGAGGCCTATGCCAGCAAGGCGCTGCGCTGCCGCCAGATGGAGGCGGTCGCGAGCCTGACGCCGGTCGCGAATGCCTGCACGCTGCCGGCCGACTACCTTGAATACAAGCGCGTGGTCGAAAAGGCCGCGACGCGTCGCGCGCTGGAGTTCATCTCGGAAGACGCGGCCGATCTCACCTATCCGCATCGGACATCGGGGCTGGCCAATCATTTCTCGATCGTCGGCTCGAGCCTGACGGCGCTGCCGCTTTCGAACAACGACATCGAGCTCACCTATTACCAGGCGATCCCGCCGCTCTCGAGCATCGTGACCAGCAACTGGCTGCTCGCAACATCGCCCAACCTCTATCTGCATGGCTGCCTGATGCAGGCGGCCGAATTCGTGAACGACGACGCGATGCTGGCGCGCGAGACGGCGCTGACCACCCGCTTCGTCGAACTGCTCAACGAGGCCGACAACCGGGGCAAGCTCGGCAATGCCGGCATCACGCTCACCGGGCCCGTCTGGTAGGGGAGTGAGAACGTGATCCCATTCCCGCCTTTCGAGCCCGACCGCACGCCGTTTGCGCCGGGCACCTCGCCCAACATCGTCAACTGCCTTCCGGTGGCGGACGGCTGGGGACCGCTGCAGCAATTCGTGGCCGTGTCGCAGGCGCTGCCGGCAGGCCCGAAAGGCGCGATCGCGGTGCGCACCTCGTCCGGCTCGTACAAGATCTTCGCCTTTACCACGACCAGGGCCTACCAGCTCAACACGACCGACTGGTCGTGGACGGACGTGTCGCGGCTTGCGGGCGGCGACTATGCCTGCCCGCCCAACGACCAGTGGTCGCTCGCCGTCTTCGGCAGCTTCCTGATCGCGGCGAATCTCGCCGACGAGCCGCAACATATCGACATCGATTCCGGCACGAACTTCGCGGCGCTGCCGGGCTCGCCGCCGCGTGCCAAATTCGTCGGCACGGCCGGCGATTTCGTCGTGCTGGCGCACACCACGACGAGTCCGCTGCAGGTGAGGACCTCGGCGATCGGCAATGCCGGCGCCTGGACCGTCGGCCTGAACCTCGCCGGCGACCAGACGCTGCCCGACGGCGAAGATATCTCCGGCCTGTTCTCGGCCGAGACCGGCTGCCTCATCTTCCAGCGCAAGAAGATCAGGCAGATTGCGGTCACCGGCTCGGTCGATTATCCGTTCGCCATCAATGTCGTGAACGCCTCGCGCGGCGCGATTGCACCCTATTCGATGGCCGGCATCGGGCCGGACATTCTCGGCTATCTTTCGCCCGACGGCTTCTGCCTCGGGGTGGAGGGCCGCACCATCGGCAGCGAGCGGGTCGACCGCTGGTTCTTCGAGACCATCGACCAGAGCCAAGTGCAGGACGTTCGCGGCGCGATCGACCCTTACAAAAAATGCTTCCTCTGGCAGGCGACGAAGCCGGACACGACCAAATTCATGGCCGGCTATTCCTGGGCACTCGACCGCTGGTTCTATTCCGACCAGAACACGGCGCTGCTGGCCGACCTCGTCACGCCATCGATCTCCTGGGACGGCGCGAACGCGCTGTTTGCGAATTGGGACGCGGCAAATGTTGCCTGGGACTCCCGCCTGCTGATCGGCGGCGCGCCGACCTTCGGCGGCTTCGACGCCCAGAACCGGCTCGGCTTCTTCACCGGCACGCCGATGGCGGCGAGCCTCGACAGCGGTGCGCTGTGGCTGGCCAATCCGCGACGCGCGTTTGTTACCGGCGCGCGCGCCGTCACCGACGCGGCTGCCCACACGCTGAGCTTTGGCGCAGCCGAGAAGCATGCAAGCGCGATCAGCTTTGGTACGCCGGTCGCGCCAAACAGCCTCGGCAAATGCGACAGGCGCGTCGCCGGGCTGCTGCACCGCTTCCGCCTGAACATCGGCGCCGGCGAAAGCTGGACGCATGCCGACGGCCTCGTTCCCGACTTCCGGGCGGAGGGCTTCAGATGAGCGTCAACCTCGCAATCGGCGGCTCGCTCCTGCCGCCGGCTTCGACCGCGCTTGCGGGCACAGGCGAGACGGACGTGTTTGTGGCTGCGGGCGGCAGCCCGTCGACCGCGATCAGCATCGCCGTCGCCAACCAGGACACGGGCAGTGCCTGCCGCGTCACCATCCGATGGAGCGACGGCACGAACGCCTTCCATCTCTTCACCGGCAACATCGAGGCGGGCGAGACGGAAGGCGTGTCGCATGGCCTGCCGCTGGTGCTGAACCCGACTGCCGCGAACGGGGCGGGGGTGGCGAAGAAGATCACGGCGCAGGCGGCGGCCGGGGGCGACCTCACCGTGACGGTGATCGCGACACGCGCCATGCCGCAGCAAACCGGCCCGGCAGGGAGCGGCAAATGATCAGGCTGGCAGCGCTCGCCGAGATCGACGCGACCTGGCCAAGGATCGCGGCGGGGATGGAAGAATGCTGTCGCCGCTCCGGCGGCGACATCACCCCGGACTGGCTGTTTTTCGCCTGCCGCAAGGGCGAGGCCCTGCTCTTCCTGGTCGAGGATGGCCGCGGGACGATGCTGGGCGCCCTGGTCGCGGCGCCGCAGCATTGGGCCGGGCAGCGCGTCCTGCGCATCCTGGCACTATGCGGACGCGGCCTGGCCGGCTGGCTGGGCGAGTTGAAGGCGTTCACGCCGTTGCTCGGGATCGAAAAAGTGATTTTCGAGGGCAGGGCGGGCTGGAGCCGCGTGCCAGGGGTCCGCGAGCTCAGGCGGGTTTACGAAGCGGAGCTGGAGGGCGTGCCTCCTGCGCCCCTTCGCCCCTTCGACAAGCTGACGACTCAGGAGGGCGGCGAGACGCCGCTCCGAAGCACAATTGCATAACAGAACGAGGCTTTGACCATGGGTGGCAAGACGACGACGAGCACGAGCGAACCCTGGGCGCCGGCGCAGGGCGCGCTGACCAGCACGCTGGCCGATGCAGGCAAGCTCTACCAGAACGGCATCGGCCGCAGCATCTGGAGCGGCCCAACCAATGCGCCCTTTGCGAGCCAGCAGGCGTCCGGGCTCAACCATATGGAAAATACGGCACGCGCGATGACGCCGTGGATGAGCAAGGCTCCCGAGCGGCTCGACGGCATTGCCAATGCCGGCCCGTCCTATGCCGAGCGCAACCTTGGCGACGTGGCGTCGGGAAAATTCCTGGCCGGCGGCGATCCGCATTTCGAGGAGGCGCTGAGCAGCGCGAGCCGAAGGGCGCAGGACGCAGTCAACCTGCAAGCCTCGCAGATGGGCCGCATGGGCTCGGGCGCGAATTACGGCAATGTCGCGCGCGAGATCGGCGACATCCAGACCCAGGCCCGTTCCGGCCAGTACAATCGCGAGCGCGCCTACCAGATGAACGCGAACCAGATGCTGGATGCGGAGCGGCAGGCCGGGCTTGCGAACCGCCTCGCCGCCTTCGACCGCATGCCGGCGGCGTTCGACCAGGCGATGCTGCCCGGGCAGGCGCTGTTCGACGTCGGCCATCGCTACCAGGGCCAGGCGCAGAACGTGCTCGACGACCAGATCAGGATGTTCGACGCGGCGCAGAGCGGACCGTGGGAACAGCTCAGCCGCTACAACGCGATCGCGCAAGGCATGGGCGGGCTCGGCGGAACGACGACGCAGCGGGAACGCGGTTTCGGGCTCGGCGACCTGCTCGGGATCTTAACGAAGCTGCGTGGTTAAGGAGAGTACGATGGGTGGCAATAGCACCACAGCTGCAATCGGCGCGATGACTGGCGTCCCGGGTGTGCCCGGCGCGTCAGCATGGTTGCCCGGCGCTCTCGAGGCGCTGGCGACGGAATTGCAGGCCGGCAGGAGCGGTGATTGAGCCGCCACATCCCGTTCCCCAGCGACCGATCCGTATGGCACTCGTCCTCGACAGAAGCTTGGCCCGACCAGCGCGCAGCCAGCCGGGCGAGCGTTGCACGAGCCGCCGGCAGCGCGGCCTGCTATCCGGGCTAGAGCCGCGGAGGGTCGAAACGTTATCGCTGCGACGAGGGAACGAGAAGGTCATCAGGGCAGGCCCGTGCGGTTCGCCGAAGCGTGGGAGGCGACCGTCGAGGTTCCGGAATACGACATCATGGGCAATGCAACCGGCGGAACTATCAGATTTCAGCCGAACCTGCGGCCAATGCATCCGCTGGACCCGACGGCTCGGGCTGACCCGCGAGGCCATTGGGCAATGGCTGACAAGCCCGGTGGCGCGGGCGCCGTGCGAGACGGCCAACCCTTCGGTCTGTTGCCCGGCTCGAAGCCGACAGGTGAGATGGTTGCATATCATCCGACCCTCCGCGACAGGCTGGGCAACCTCATTTACGATACCGCGACATCGGCCGGGTTCGGCTTCGACGCGAACAATAAGCGCGAATACAGCCAGATATTTGCCGACTTCACTCCGGCCGGGACGGTTTTCGACCTAGAGGACGCATACCGGGCTGTGGACGCCGGCAACTACTGGGATGCCGCGCTGCAGGCCAGCTTGGCGACACTGGGCGCCGCAGTTCCGATTGCAGGTAGGATCGCAAGCAAGGTCGTGAAGAAACTTGCGAGGTCTCCGATCGCGGACGAAGCCCTTTCTGCGGCGGTCGAGCGCGCGCAGAGCGAATGGCGCCGCCGACGGTGAGGTGTTGGACGCCTTTTCCTGGCCGGAAATGTATCACGACCTCGCCGATGAGCCGCAGCGTCCTTTCAAAGATGATTACCCGGATGTCGTCGAGGCCGATGCAACCGGGCGATTGCTCAAGGACAGGTTGGGACTGCCGATCCATACGCACAACGTCAGTGGTCGCAGGACGAAGGGGGGACCAGACGTGGCCACGTCGCCCGCCGATGACCGAGCAGTTGGGGAGGCGCTTGGCGCGAAATACGAGGTCGTGAAGCGGGAGGAAATTGGTGGCAGTTCAGGAAGAGCGGGAGCCCATCTCGATCCGAATACGAGAAAGGTCGTCGCCGACTACGTCAAGATTGCGGACGATCTTCATCGGCGTGACGTACCACGGGCGGAGTTTCACGAGACTGGGCACCTTATCGATTGGGTAGCTGGCCAGATACCTATCGACGGAATCGAAGACGAGTTGCTGCCGCTCTACAGCATCATGCAGACCGGCAAGACGTGGCCTCTTACCACTCCACTGGACCGAGGCTATTCTGGGCGCCAAGTGCAGTGGGAGTTGATCACTGAAGCCTTGCGAGCTTACCGGACAAATCCAAACGCGATGAAGAAGCTTTACCCCAAGACCGCGGACCGCCTTGCCTATGCGGTCAATCGCCATCCTCATCTCAACAAGCTCATGCACCTCAACAGCATTCTTGTAGGAACTGGTGCCGCCGGCATTGGCGCAGCTTTCATCGGCAACGAGGAGAGCAGAGAGCCGAGACTGTAGCCGAGCTGCTTCTTTCTTGGCACTGCCTGTCAAAGCTGCTATGAGAAGGCACTATACATCCCGCGCGAGAACAGCTTGCAGGACGAAGCGAAAGAAGACATCGGTTTGTTCGCTCCCGTCGGCTTGTCGGCGCGTCGGAAGTGGCGCTCGCGGCCGTACAAGCCTTCCCGACAACTCGATATGACCCAGGCAGAGCGAGACTGGTTGGCGCAGTTCTTGCGCTGGGAACGCAGTCTGAAGCGGGTTGCGCCTCCGGACCGCCCCTTTACCGGCGAGGAGCGCTACAAGGGCCGCGATGACTATCCTGGATTCCCGGCATCCATAGAAATCCTTACTTCTGGTCATGGCCCCTTTAGGGATCCGCGCGCTCGAGAGAAAGCCAAAAGTCGCTAAAGCATGTCGCGTGAATTGGGATTCACGCGACATGCTTTAGGTCTTTGATTTTGCGCATGTCTTAGTCCCAAAACCGGGGCCACTTTTGGGAGACATGCCGTAGTTGGTTAGAATATCGGCTCCCCTTCGGCCGCAATTTATTGTGCACGGTATCAAAGCCCCGTTGTTCCGCATGTGGAGCAGTCTGAAGACCGGTAGGGAAGGACCGCCTTTCGTCCGTCCGCGGGACTACGGCTACGACGCGGACCAGGAGTTGCGTGAACTGAAAGCTGAAGCCGGACGTGCCTATTTTGCCGATCCGAACTGGACAAAGGCTCGCTACCCTGAGGTTGCCGAGCGCTTCCGAGACACCATCGCCAAAGACGAGAGGCTCCGGGAGATCGTCCGCCTCAATACACTTCTCCTTGGCGCCGGCGGCGCCGGGGATCGGGGCCGGCCAACTGTTCGGCAATGAGGAGCCGAGGTTGTAAGGCGGGCGGCCGGCTCATTTCGGCGCGGGCGCAAAACTGCTATAGTCGCCTCAGCATCGAGGGAATTTGGGAAGCTATGGGCGACAAGGCGAAGGGGACAGAAAGACTGCCGCTCAAGGACCTGCCGCTGGCGGTTCGCAAGCGCCTGCGGCAATCGGCACTTGACGAATGGCATGAGAACCCGGGGAAGCGTTCCCGCGAACTGGATTTGACCTAGGAAGAGCAGGATTACATAGCCCGGTACGTACGTTGGAGCCGGAGTCTGAAGCGAGTTACGCCACCGGCCGACTACCGCTACCGCGGTGACGATTTCTATCAAGGAATACGGGATCCGGCGCTGCCGCCGTATGTCCCGGTCTCGCTGCTCCTTCGCGACGGAAACCCTCGCAGAGAACATTGGGGGTATCTGAACCGCAGGGGTCTCAATCGGCCAAGGCCGTTCGTTTTCCTCCAAGATGAAGAATGACGAGACGCGATCCTGAGCGGGGCTCGACGCGGCTCAAGGACCGGTGAGTTGTGATCCTGCCAGGGGCGGCATCGGCGGCGGACTTTTCCGCAGCGATGCACGGTACAGGCGTTACACACAAGATCACCATCTTGATAAATGCGTCTGACCAAAACTCTCTCTCGAGAGCCCCCGTTGCAGAGCGTGAAGAGGGCGACCGCGCCTGGCATGCGGTAGCTGCTCTTGACGCTATGCCCCGCTATCGGGCCGGTTGAGCGCGGCAGAAAGCCGAGACCGTGGCGCAGCTGCCTCTTCCTGGCGAGTTTTTCGAAATTGCCTTGCCACGCCGACGCTGGAGCTATTTCCGCGCCGGCCATGCCGCACGAGCCCTGTCCCTCGTGCCATCGATCTCTTTGCTCAAATTCAGGAAAGACAGAACATGGGTGGCAACAATCCAACCACGCAGACCGAAACGCCGGCGATCTCCGGCTTTCCCGCGACGGCCGGCAGCTACACGATGCAGCCGGCGCCGCCGGGTTTAATCGAGGCCTTGGCCGCGCAGTTGCAGGCCGGCTATGGCGGCAACCAGCGCGCCTATCTCGACACGGTCTACCGGCCGATGACGTTCCCGTCATTCCATGCGCTCGGGATGCCCGTCGCGGCCACGGCAGTGGTGCCCGCGACGCATGCTGCGGCGCCGGCTGCAGGAAAGGCAGCGAGCGCTGCGCCGCTGCCGAACACGCCGATCGAGCAGCTCCTGTCGCGCTCCCCGTCATCGAATTTCGGCGGGACGTATTGAAGCGGCCGAACCATCCTACACATGGCCGGTCCGGCGAACTCAGTCGCAGTTCACCCAGTCGAGGCCGTCGGGCGCGCGGCAATAACCGTCATTCTCGAGATCTTCCAGAATGGCGATGGTTGCCGCACAGGCAGCATCGGCCTTCTCCTCGCTGACCCTGATGCCGTCAGCATCCTCGCCGTCCAGGCAGATACGGCTCGCAACGGTCCAGCTCTCGAAGCGGGGATCGACGGGAAAGGTGGCGGGTGGCACGACGACGATCGCAGGCCCGGGTTGGAGAACTGCGTCAGCGGAATACGGGTCCGCCGCGCAAAGGCGCCAGCCGCTCGCCGGGTCGTCGCAATAGCCGCCTTGCTCGAGCAGTTCCTGGAGCGCGACGGCTTCGGCACAGGCGGCCTTGATGTCATCCTCGCCAGTCTTCACGCCGTAATGATCATCGCCCGAGTTGCAGGTGTGGTTCGCGTATAGCCAGGCCCTCAGCACGCTGCCCAAATCGGGCGCGGGCGCAGCGTCCGGCGCCGCGATCGTCTGGCAGAACTCGACAAAACGCTCGTCAGCGAGCCAGAATTCGCCTTGCTTGCGAACGACCTGCATCGGGGCCGAGCCGTCGCGCGGATGGGCGACCTGAATTGCAGAGCCGGTGCCGGCGCTGCCCGTCCAAAACGACTGGGCTTTCCCGGTTTCACGGAGGGTCAGTTCCAGCCCATTATCGACGAGCACTCTTTCGCCGGCGGGCTTTCTGGTGCTCGTGTAGGTATCGCAAGCAAGTGCGGTATTGGTGACCAACAGCAGAAGCGCGGCGACGTACTGCATCGTTCCCTCCCGACGAGACGGCAGATCGTGCCGCCCGACGAGACGGCAGATCGTGCCGCCATCCACCAGAATAAGATGAGAACAAAGGCAGAACAATGGCAAGAGCGCAGGACAAAGCGCAACGATAGCGGCATCCCGGTCTCAGACACCGTGGCGGTGACGACCTAAAGCATGTCGCGTGAATTGGGATTCACGCGACATGCTTTAGGTTTGGGGACTTTGCGCATGTCTTTGTCCCAAAATCGGGACCACTTTTGGGAGACATGCTGTGGAGCGTTTTCGCGATAGGTAGAATCGCTAAACCGCTCTAAGCTATTGTTTTTGCAGTAAGAACGGCGAGAATTTCCGCCGGGATCCACCTTTCCTGGATTTGCCCGAGCGAGGCCGAGCCAAGCGTGCCCGCTTCCGTCCGCCCCTTGACGGGGCTGTTCGCGGCCGGCTGAACCACTGTCGGACCAGCGCTCATTGGCGAACGCAACAAGCAAACCAGGCCAGCGCGGTCGACCAAAGGGCACCGCGCACTCTCCGCAGTTCAAGGAACAGGCATGGCAAGATTGCATGATGGCCGCGCTGTCAACGCTGGCGTCGGCAGGGCCTGGTAGATGGCCCGGACGGTCGCTTCATCAGGCGTTACGGCAATGATCCCATAAGCGCTGCGGAGAAGGCAGCAAGTTCCACTCTGGCCTTTCCCGCCCTCTTCAGCGCCGCACACGACGCGGCTATTTCGTCGTGCAGCCTGGGCGATAGATTTCCAGGTCGAACACGAGCACCTCGTCAACAAAAAGGAACGAATAGTGATGCTCGCTATCGCCATTCCACTCATAGGCGTACCGCCTGGGGATACCGGTGCCAGCACCGGATGTGCCTAGCTCCACGACTTGTCCTCCTTGGTTCCAAACCATCTCTGGTTCTATGCCCGGATCATTAATGGTGACAGTCCAGTCGGGATTATCTTCGTTCTGATAACACCGAGCGGCGGCGGCCGGCGAAGCGAGGGCGAAGGACGCCATCGCGAGAAGAAAACCAGCGGTGAGCTTCATTGATCGCTACCCCTTTCGAGCAAGTATCAAAACCAGCCAAAGAACAAAGGCAGAACGATGGCGGCGCAGTCATCGGGACAAGCCAGCGGCGCTGCACCGGCGCCGCCACAGCTACGGGAAACAGTCCCTGCAGATGCGCAAAGAGCTTCACGATCAACCAGGATTGGCCAAATGCCCAACGTTGTCGACTTGACCGAGCAGGACATCGATTACATCGCGCGAGTGGTACAGACCGAGGTCGACCACGGGTTGGCGCCCCAGGAACACAAGGCGATGGTTGAGATGGTGGTCGACACCATTCTCAACCGGATGGCGACAGAGCGCTACGGCTCTTCGATCACTGATGTCCTAAACGATCCACGCGCGTTCACCAAAATCACAGGCCCGGCGCAATATGACCCTTACGGCAGTGTGCAGGCAGCACCGAAGGCCAGCCGACGAGTGCAGAGCCTCGTCAACGCCCATATCGCGGCGCGCGCTCAGGGAAAGCCCTCGACGATCGGGACGCGGGCCAGAGAGCAGGGCTTGCCGGCCTCGTTGGGCGGCAGCGTCAATTATGCCAATCCGTTTGAGAGCGACGAGACGAACTGCGCGGGTGGGTGAACCCGATGATCGCCGCCGGAGCGGCAAAGGTCGGGACCGGCAAGTCGGTCCACTACCACGGCAACGAACCTGGTGTTAAGGGGCGCCACCGCTTATCACCTGCAGCCGCCCATCGGGTTTTTTCCCGGACTTATGGAACCCTGGGAAGCGCGCTACAACCCTGATCCGCTTCCGTCACCACGGCCATTGTCACCCATCGAGCTCTCGCGGCAGTTGGTCAACGGACTTGGCGAAGCGGGGGTGCTCGGCCTCGATGGGCGTTGGCAATCGAGCATGGGATCCCGCCTTTCGAGCGAGGGACTGTGCCGGCGGCTGAAGGACGTGATGGCGGTGAGCCTGCCGCACGGCAACGTCGCCCACATGAACTCCAAATACGGGTACATCTCGACCTGGAGCCCGGCAGACGACGACGAGCGCGGCACGGTCTACGGCAAAGCGCTGGCGATCGACCCGACAGGCAAGCACTAC